ATGTGGTCTGGTATTACTTCGTCTATGCTTCTTGGAATCCTCGATGAGATCAAGGAGATTATGCCTATCGTTGTGCCTACGGTTATCGGCTTTATTGCTTTCCGTAAGGCTTGGCAGTTCCTCCGCAGTCAAATCAAGGGTGCGTAAAGCATTCCGATGAATGTGTAGATTGTCGTGAGACAAGCTCGCATTGTAGCAATTAACGAACATGGGCGGGGGTTAAAGCCCTCGCCCTAATTTTATGAAAGGACTGATATTTATGCGAAAGCTATTAATTATATTGCCTGTCGTGCTTTTGCTCGCATTCTCCGGGCTTCGTGCATCTGCCGGGGTTCTGTCTATGGACTTCCCGCCGTTCCCTGCTGACGCACCCACAGACTCGCAAATTGTCTGGGTGATTGGGTACAGTGACCGCACAAATACATATTTTTTAGATTTCCGAAAATCCACAATCAGCTATCCGGCTTCTGTGCGCGCTGCCATTACGATAAATCCGTCTGTCGGTAATGAATATGGCGCACACGGTGAATTGCGGTACAAAGCAAATGGTGCGTCTGTCTTTGATTTTGTAAAGTCGTATGTTCTGGAAAATGGTCAGTGGGTCGCGACAACCAACTTTAACTTACAAGTCGGTACTGCTGGATACCGTGACGGTGGCCGGGAATCTTCCCAGAATGAACGCATGGCAACGCTGGTCGCGTGCTCTCTCCCTGTTTATGATGTCCACGGCAATTTTGTATATAGACCGAGTGCAACAGATCATCAAGGCATTGGCACTGGTGCATTCGGCGGCTTTTTCTCATCCGGCGTTATATCCTCAATATTTTTCAATTACATTCTCCCGGTCGTTGGTCTGGTCGCTATAGTGTTTGTAGCTGTATTCGGATTCCGCAAAGGATGGGGGTTTCTCCGTGAACAGGTTCGTTAAACGGTTTATTCCTGTTGTTCTAATTCTGTTTATTGTCATGTCCATATTTGCCCCGGCTTTTTCTGCCTACAACATCAATTTTTGGCTTAATAATTGGAATCAACAAACACTTACGGATGATAACGGAGTGATATATTTTCCAACGCTTCCATCTGGCTTTAATGGTGATGTAGGTGTTCAGTATATTGTTTCGCGCTGGGCTTCCGGTTCTAATGGTCGGATGACATTGATTGTCCATTATGACCCAAATCCAATTATAGGATATGTGTCTAACCAAGTATGTGATATTAGCGTAAAGGGTGAATCAAAGCGATATTATTTAGACACTCCATTTGTATGGGTAGATATGGGTATAGTTGCTTCGGGAGGTACTGACTTTAATCGTGTGTGGATGAGTAATGATACAAATCTTCCAAAGCAAACAACTTGGGATGCTTCTATCTTTTGGACAACGAATGGAATGTATGCAAATGTCGAATATACCCAAATGGGGTTTTTAAAGACTACTGATAGCACAAAGGTGAGATTTATCGATAATCCTGCGGATATTGGCAATTATACTCCCGGAGATGACCCCGGAAACGGTGACGATGATGACCCCGGAGGGGGAGGGGGCCTCTTTGATTTTGCAAACATACTTAATGCGATCTTAAACTTGCCTGTTCGCATTGCTAGTGCGCTGAAAACATTCTTTGATGATCTGGGCGGGGATATACGGAATCTTCCCATGGGAATGAATCACCTGTTCGCAAATATCTGGAATTCTATTGATTCTATGGCGAATGCGCTAGGCTTCAAGCTTAGCGATATCACAGACGGCATTGTAAATCTACCACAAAATTTACGCCAATTTTTTCAAAATATCTGGGAGGGCATTCGAGACTTACCCGGCAATCTAAAACAGTTTTTTGATAATGTTCGTGATGCTGTTTTAGGGCTTCCGAGTTCAATTCTCGATGGCATAAAATCTCTATTTATCCCGCAAGAAGATCATTTTGGAGTTTTAGCTCAAAAATTTAATGAAAAATTTCCTATTGTTCTTCAGCTACAGCAATCTATAAATGCATTGTTGGGTTACCAATTTAATGAAACGGTTCCGCAGTTTGATCTTAATATTTACGGTGTGAATGTTCCGGTTATTGATCTCGCATTTCTGTTACCATATCGCCCGACTGTTCATGCGATCATTATAGGTCTTGCGTGGATTGCGTTTGCAATCCGTATGTATCACCGATTGCCCGGCATTATTGGCGGCTTTGGCGGCTGGGGAAGTGTTGCCCCAGAAGATGAGGAAATAAGCTTTATTGGTGGAGGTGGGGACTAAATATGATTACAGATTTTTTATTAAATTTGGTTGTATCGGTTCCTATGATGCTTCTTGATGCTATGGGTGATTTTTCAATTGCTATTCCTGCTGGCGTTTTCGATGGTCTTTTTATTGTTCTCGCAAATGTTGCGTTCTTCGTTCCGATTGGTGGGTTAATGCCTATTTTGCAAATTTCATTTTCGATAAAGGGTACGCAAATTCTTTGGGCTTTGTTAATTCGTGTAAAATCATTTATTCCGACAATGGGGGCTTGATGATGTCTTTTGGTACAGTAGTATTTTTAATTTTTGCAATTCCGCTTTCTATATTTTTCATTATTTATTTTGGATGGCGTATTTATTTTACAAAAGTCAAAGGGATTAAGCCGAAAAAAGGAACGGTTCGCCGTGTTGGTCACGGTAGTAAAATCAAGCGTATATTCTGGGATTTCCCGCGCCAGTTTGTGCTTGATTCGCTCAACCGTGACCCGGATGAATTCCGTGAATATGGTTTCAATATGATCTGCGGTGAGCAGGGAAGCGGTAAAACTGTAACGACAACATATATGCTTCGACGCTATCAGCAGATGTATGAAAGATTAAAGGTTAAAACTAATTACGGGTATAAGTTTCAAGATGCCGAGATTACAGGCTGGCAAGATGTCGTTGAATCGAACAATGGTATTTATGGTGAAATTGATGTGCTTGATGAGGTTCATCTTTGGTTCGGAAGCTTGCAATCAAAGGACTTTCCGCCTGAAATGCTCCGGGATATTTGCCAGCAACGGAAACAGCGCAAAATGATCATAGGCACTGCACAGGTATTTACAAGGACATCCAAAGCAATCCGGGAACAAACATACTGGCTTTATCTTCCAATCACGCTTTTTAATTGTATAACGATTGTCCGCAAATATCGCCCCCGGCTTAGTGCTGAAACTGGCCAGTTAAAGGAAAAGAAGCTTCGCGGGTGTTTTTTCTTTGTCCATGATGAAGAACTCCGCAGTATCTATGACACTTATGACCGCATTAAAAAAATGGCAGAGAAGGGGTTTAAAAGTGATGAATCTCGAAACGAATCTACTGTTACCGTCGTTAGCGTTCGCAAATGATGGAGCGGAATGCGGGCAGAACGCAAAGCGGATGCCGCAGACGCTCATCATGCGTCGCACGAGGGAACAGAGATCATGACCGACAATGAGAGAATATATGAGTACCTATATCATCGAATGATCAGGGAAGAGAACGCATATACCCAACTCCGCAACAACGTCTGGTGGAGGCGTCCTGATGAGCTTGATCTGTTGGAACAGATTATATGCCTTGTGCGCATCGGCATGTTGACCGAGATCACGGGGGACATATACAGGCTATTTGGTTACAATAGAAACGATTATACAAAATGAATCGTATCCGCTCAAAGTATCGAAGGGGGCGAGCATATGCCTAGATGGCTTAATATTTTAATTCGTGAATGTATTGCAATTTATGTTGCACCGTTTCATTCCGATTTACTCTACACAAAATGTCCGTACAATCATGACCGGGCAATGTGTACGATCTGGAATTGTGATTACCACTTCGAAAACAATAAATATTCAAGGTCTGGGCGTTGCGAATGTGAGTTTTGGAAGAGCCGGATTCCCTCCTGCAAGCCTCACAAGGTGCACTAGAATGCCCCAGGATCGTTTTTATCGAGATTCCAAGGAAAAAAGCCCGTCCGACGTGCTAACGCTCGTTAGAGGGGCTTTGTTGCGTCCTCATTGTAAAGTGAAGCGACTTGTCGCTATTGGCCGTGTTCGGAGCGTCCAGCGTCCGGGGGAGCATCCGACCGCTTGGCGGAGGCACTCTCCGCAGAGAGTAACGCGCGCCGATCGGGAGCGATGCGGAGCCCGTAGGGTGCCGACGCAAGCGGACTCCCGAACCGCCGAAAGTGAGGTTGAAAACCTGTTTTTGTGCGGCTCCTGCGTGGCCGTTTTTCGGTTTACATAACCACGCAAATTCAATCTTCTTCTTATACTTGATTATAGCCACAA